GATGAGGTAGACGCGCATGATGATGTTCCACCTGATGATGAGGTAGACGCGCATGATGATGTTCCACCTGATGATGAGGTAGACGCGCATGATGATGAGGTAGACGCGCATGATGATGTTCCACCTGATGAGGTAGACGAGCAAGATGATGTTCCACCTGATGATGAGGTAGAAAATATCACTTCTAAATCTAAAATACACCTTGACGGTATTATGGAATATGTCTCGAAATTATCAGTGAATAATGAAATACTACTTGCCAACTCTCGTAGTCGAAATAAAGAAATACAAGAATTAAAAAACACGATTGATAATCTTAAATTGCAGGTTGAAAATAACAATACTCGTTTAACGCAGCTTAAGAATCTATTAATTTAAATTAAATAATACTAATAATAAAATGCACTCAGATTCAATTTCTAGATGGACAAACGGCACGCGTATTTATTCGCCTGTATTAACTCGGGATAATATAACTAGTTATTATTATAAAAATAATTACTTTAATCCATACCAATTATTCTCGAGGGGTAGAAATATACAATCAATACCGTATATTAACGAAGAATTAAATAGTAATCATTTCAAACATATAGATTACAAACAGTTACAACCGACACCACCACCGAGGGTAGGTGGTGTTAATTCGTATATACAAACAGTGAATCATCATCGCGCTATATCTAAAATATATATATAAATTTTTATTATGTTATAAATAATAAAAATGAAACTAACGGAAAACTGGATTAATTCATCGATGATATATTTTGCTATATTTGGCGTATTAATAATTTCGCTATATGCTTATATGATGGGGCAGCTTGATATAATCAATTCAAAAGACGGTGGTGTCAATATTGACGAACCGGTAAGTAATTCAATGACGGGTATTTTATCTTTGGGAGTTATCATATGTACCATGACTATCACATATTACATCTTTTCGTCTGGGTCTTCTGATATGTGCAATTCAGATCAAAACATCCAAGTATTTTTAGGATTTACATTCTTGGTATCATCTATATTGATGTTTCTATCATTTTGGGCTAGATCGTCGCCATCGTTAAATGACAAGACCGCGAGTACGCAAGCTCAAAAAGCGGCATCTAATATTAAAGTGTCATTGGCTATAATAATCGGGGTTTCTATACCGTCGATTATATTGTGCTCTGTTTATTTAAGCGAATTATTCTCAAGTGTAATAATACGCGGTAGAAATACCAACCAAGACCCGGACATCGGATTTGAATACTGAGGATTAAAGAATGATTAATGTATTACGTATATTATTATCGTAAATCGAGTTACCCCTCGATATAATGACGACTTTTGTATGAAAGTCTGACAAAATACTTTTTATAATATTACAATTCAATACGTAAATCGCATATACTTCTATAAGGACCGTCCAAGTCATTGCTTTTACTAGGATTATAAGGTTTACCGTAACCTTTATGTCGTTTACCAATATATGTTAAATTATTTATAGAAGTAGGGTTGATCAGTTTAACAACTTTACCATCTATATCTATAAATAATCCTACACTAGAAGATTCCGCGTATTTACAATCGGTATTATTCCCACATCTTGTTTGCAATTCGTCTAAAATACTATTCGCTAATTTACCTGGTTTAGTAGCCCCGAACCCGTTTGCTACAACAATCGCATTAATTTCATATTCAGCATCGTCAAAATCAAAACGACCTATTCCTTCTCTTATAGTCGTTTCTATCTTATTTATTTCATTATTTATTTTGTTGATTGGTAAATCAGATTCTATATGATTTAAAAAAGCAAATGATCTGTAGTCGTTTCTCATTCTAATGTAAACGACTACCGATACACATCCCGAAATACCAGACGTACAAATTAATTTTAATTCACCGTTTGCTTTACATAAATCGAAAAAAGCACCCTCTTCCATGTTTACATAATACGAAGGAGTTAATTCTGGTATTTTCATTTGTTTCAAACGTATCTTAGTAGGCATTTTTAATCTATACAAATATTTTATTTGTATTTATATATTTTCATTTGCTGCTTCTTCAACTATATCTCTCATGATCGCGCATAAATTTGTTTCTATTTCCAATCTTGTTAATATAGCATATAAACCGTGGTATATACGATTGAATAATGTATACTTGGGTGGTAATAACCAATCATCTGTATAATATTCATTTTTTGTATTAACTATGTCTAACCAGTCCTCTGTAAACCGGAATGACGGATTAACTAACGGTTCAAACTGGTGTCTAAAAAATTCGTATATATATTCCTTAGCATTACCGTCTTTGAATTCCGTAGCTATACCAATTTCACTTATAGTCTGATAAAATAATTCTTTATTTTCATTCAACATACTATAATATAAATTTATCAAATCCTTTACTATAACATTGTCTAGTTCTACGATAGATCCAAAATCCATAATACAAAGTTTACTTTTATTTTTTACTAAAAAATTACCATAATGTATGTCGCTATAAAAACGTTTATGTTTGAAAATACCAGTGAATATAAATTCACATAATAATTTACCGATATTATTTTTTTCATCGGGTGTTGATTGACTATTGAATACGCTAAGACTCAAGCCATCTATGAATTCGCTGACCATAATAGTGTTTGATGATATTTCCTCAAACACACGGGGAATTATAATATTCTCATTCGTTTCCCACATGTCTTTGTGTTCTTTTTGATTTTTTAATTCCAAGTCATAGTCTAATTCGTCATATATTTGTTTAATTATTTCCTTTTCAACGTCTACGGATACAAAACTGTAAAGATATTTAGATACTAATTTAAGTAAAGCCAAATCATGATCAAATTGAAGTCTCAATCCAGTATATTGTGTTTTAATTACAACTTCGGTTGTCTCATCTGGTGTATTGTAAATACCTTTGTATAATTGACCCACCGACCCTGATTTATAAATAGAAGTGTCTACGATTATATTATTAAACGTATCTGTTTCTGCTAATAATTTTACAAAATCCTCGTGTGTTTTATCTCTTGAATACGGCTTGCATTCATCGAACAACTCAGAATCTATATGTTCCATAAATAATAGTTGACTGACTTTAGCTAAAATACCGCCGTAATTCGCCAGTACTTCAGCCAATACTTTCAACTGCATTACTTTGTCGTGGATTGTTTGTTTTCTATGCGTTGCATTCTTAATATAATGTGACATTATTTCTACGACTAAAGCAGACGATCTTTTAATAATTGCGAAGTTATTCATTTTACTTCTATAATTATATTTTTAAAATTATAATTATTTAATTGTGTTATACATATATTTTAATATTTTCCATGCTTGACATTGGCATATTACATCGCATAAATCGTCTTTTTTTTTCGTATTTGTTATAACATTGATTGTAATTTGATCATCTCTACTATTTAAAATATCGATTGCTTTGGTTATACACCATTTTTTTCTTTGGGGTTTGGTTTGACACTTGTATCTTGTAGTTCCTTTGGGTGTAGTATATTCTATTTTTCTAGCGCCTAAAACCTGTGTTTTTTGAAAAGCTGGAAATTCATATATGCATTTAGTTGTATTATATTTTATAGAAAAATAAGAATAACAATGCTGAGCAAGTTTAACAGCTGTTGGATTCGTCAGTTTTCCAAATAACATTTGTTGTTCGATTATAAAAACATCGCACTCGTTCCATAAATCAATATACTTATCCAATACAGATGTCATATTAGCGAAAATATACGGGCTTAGCTTGACATCTCCGTCGTGTGAAATATCGACTACTTCTAAAAGCACTACATTACCGTTTGTACACGTGTTTGTAATTGCATCTGATATAGGTTCAGATATTGTACCGTCTCTATTGTATAGTTTGGTATTATATGTAATTGATGTTATTTCATTTTCGTTAAATTCTTCCACGTAAAAAGCGAAGTTTTTTACTCCTATATCAAAGCTAGCACATTTCATATTTATTATATATCATCATGCTTTTAACTTATTTATTTTATTCTTCCCATAGGAACGTACCCGCTAACTGTAAATATAATATAGTATACGACACAAGCTGTCGCAAAAGATGCTAATAATGTAAACACAAAATTTCGCCATGATACTTTTTGGGTAGACTTTGGACTATCTTTTAAGGCACTGTTATCTTCATCATATTCTAATGCTAACTGTTCACCGCGTGTATAAAAAACACTGTGTGTAAATAAATATCCGACCAGCGCTGTTAAAGCAACTGCTGCTGAATTCGATAGTAATGATATATACCATATTGTTTCCGTATCACTTGGCATTCTATTTTTATAAATATATTTATAAAAATATTATATGTTAGATAAAATAGCGTTATCATGAGTAATAATTGTGTTTTCTATTTAGAAATGACTAATATTCCATCATTGCTTCATGGTGTTGATGATCCAACCCAAATACCAGTTGAATTTACAATTGATTTGAACAAAGACATAAAAGGTGGATCCATACGTAAATATAAGACTGTTAATGACAATCAATTTTATAAAGTATCGCTTGAAAATTTAGTGATACCTAATTTACCAATCGACTTCAATATAAACAACTACGACGTTAATAAACCATATGTTAATGGATTTAATTTACAATCATTTGACGATCATAAAAACGGTATAGAGGTGCTGCATAGTGGTGGTGGTTCGATCGAACTATTTAAACAGCACGACGATGCAGCAGAAAACGACGTAAAATTCCAAACATTCAATAAAGTTGATTCCTGGGCAACGGTCGATTCATCTAAGGAATTAGCAATCGCACCTGTTATCGAAGATGCTTTATACACATTGAAAAATGAATTTCCGGCTCCAAAAGTCGGGAAAAAGGCTGTTATTGAACTAAAACATAATTTGATTTCTGTCACTGGGAGTTCATCGACTCACTTTGATATCAAATATAGAGCATATATTATAGGTGGAAATAATGACGCGACGGTATTATTACAAAAAGGTACTGGATCCACCTCCACCACTGATATTGTATTGACAAATATTGGCACTGGATATACCGCTTTGCCAGAAATATATATTGTGGATACCGAAACCGGTGATCACGTGTCGTCATTTTTCGACTACGAGAGTTTAAAATATAAGTTTGTTTTACCCCAAATAATCACGTCAGGTACAGCGGGTTCTGGTTACACAGTCGAGGATGATTCAAGCGCAACAACCCCTATAATTTTACAGGATAAAGGAGTCGATACTGCTATATCAGTTGTTCCTTTATGGTCCGTGGATAGTGTTGAATCATTAAGTCAACCAGCTCATGACATTTCTTCTTTAAAAACACCTACGTTACACCCTAACACAGAGAACGATGACTTAGGAGATGATACAGGATTGATTACATTAAGTAATCCGGCGATGCGTTTTATAAATAATATAGGTCATCCATTTATACTACCGTATTTATATGTAAGTTTAACTAATTCAAGTACTAACGTAGTTAATTTCCTAAGCAATAACCCTTCTACCTGTGAAAAACATTTTAGAGTTTTAATAGATGACGAATCTTACACGAGACCTCATTTATTTTTTAGATCGTGCGCTTCTTGTATAGAATATTACACCGATTTAACATATCCTATAAAATTTTCTTTATTTTTACCTAATGGCGAACCGTTAAAATATAAACCTGTAAGCGATGATAAAAAGACAGATTGGAATCGTAAACAATTATCCGCGTTATTTAGATTCGAAACACATGAAAAATCTTCAGGGCAAATATGCATGAGACCTGATCAAATGTAATATAATTTGTATAGATTTATACTGTCTGTGATATACGATAAAGTATCTTGACCTGTACTATTTATTATGACCCCTAGATAAGTACCGCGGACCCAATTTCTAAAAAAAACATTTGAGTTGTATATTGTATGAACTATATACCACGCGTTTTCTTCAGTGACATGATTATCGTTAAAAAGGTCTGTCATTGTATCGTATGTGTTTTCCTCAAAACGTGTAACGTTATTAAAATCGCTAAGCGAAAACTCTACTTCGTTAGTCATCGATCTAACAAAATCTTTTTGAATAATCGTTTGAGGAGAACCAATATACCTCCATACATCGCGCATTTCCTTACGCATAAGGTGACACTTATTTGTGTACGATAAAGATTCATCTGATTTCATGTCAAAACATAAACAACATAAAGTGGCGACCACTATACCAGATCTACCATGACCCCCTTTACAATGTATAAACATTTTGGATGACGGGTATTCGACTAATATTCTAAATAATTTATATATAAACGACGTGAATGTTTCTTTATTAGTTGGAGTTTTATGATCGGGTATAGGAAAGTTTATATAATTTGTGGTTGTTTGATATGGTGTAATATGTCGTTCGTTGTCGGATGTCACGTTTACAAACCAATTATAACCTTTTTCTTCGAGTTCTAAAACTTCGACTTGAGTTGGATACGATCCGAAAATGGCTTTATCGTAAATAAAAAACGACGTCTTATTATATATATACATATGCGCTTTGATATATATAATTTGTATTTTAAGTATTAATTTCAATTATATTAGCCGTTATACTGCCATTTACTACCGCATTTTACGCATTCGGCATATGTAGTTGATGGTTCGTCAGCGGATCGAGATTGTTTAGAATAACTAAACACCCTTTTACTTTGGCATTTATTGCATTCTACAACGCCTTCTTCCACTTCGAATGGATTCTCTATGAATGATATTTGTTCTTGTATTTGATCGTTTATATCTTTTAGAATCGGATCTTTCCACGCGAATAATCCTTCTTTCAACCGATTTACAATTTTAACCAATGGTAATTTATTCGTAATTTGAAAACATACTTGATACAATATTGATTTATATAAATCCTCATTGAATATATTGTTTTCTATAGAGTTACAATATATAATATCGTTTAAAATCTTAATATTTGTAGGGTTCGATAAATATTTACCTAATACGACTCGTCCAAAATCAGCTGATGACATATCTTAAGAATTGTTATTGATTATATAAAATCATAATATATTATTAAATTCATTTTTATTGGTATTTAGAGACCTACACCAATATTATAAAATATATTATAAAATGATGAGATGCCCGCGTGATAATTGTATGTTGGTATATAAGTTAAAATCAGGTGAATATATAAATAATCCATATGTAAATGTAATTTGTGATATGTTACATGGAAATGAAACGACAAACGATGCCCAGGATAGAATCAACGAAACAAAATGTAACGCGATCAATCTACCTGTACGATTGCAACAATCTGTTGATATTTTAGAAATGATAACTCCCGTGTTTGTTGTTTTATATACCGGTATGGGTATGGAACGACAAATCAAAAATATATTAAAAAATAAATACGAACATATATTCATCACTATTAATTGAATCAAGTATAATAATTTTATATTATTTATAATATAAAATGTGATATTCCTTTCTACTAGCGTGCTTAAAAATTACGATGCAGGATCATTTGTCCTTTTAAAATAATTATATGGATTTCTCGACATAAAATCTTGTATATCGTCCATCTTCATTATAGTTGTGAAAAGTTTATGTATAGACGGGTATATTTCCAAAATTCCAGGTTCTAATTCATTTATAGTGTGTAATACGGCGGTGCAAACATAGTCTCCAGGCGTATAATTGTCTGTGTTATGTATAGTAGATTCTAAACCTAATAATAATTTATGTATTTTACCGTTTTTTATATCGAAAATGTTATTCATCGCATGTTCTCGGTTATTATCGTATTGTGCGCTAGATAACACGTTATTTACAGTGTTTGCCCATTCTATTTGTTGCTCCGATAATGCGAAATAAAAATCAGATTGAGGGTTCAAATTAAATTTTCTACATAAATATCTAACGATTGCGAATGTTTCTCCGATGTGTATATTTCCATCTGTTAAACAAGGTAGTTGTTTCCATGGGGATAAGTCAATATTAGATAGATTAGTCCACTCTTCTGTGGACGGCCAAGGATAATTACTATCGAAAGTAACATCTGATAATTTATCAAACCCCGCTAATAAAAACCCAATATACATGTTTCTAGCTCTCATACCACTCCAATATTTGAAAATAGGTTTGTCAGTTGTCGGGTCTGTTATAGGACTCATTGTTTATTTAAATAATGGGTTATCAAATGTTTAAATCTACTTTTTGTCTTTAATTGATCTATTATATAATTTTCTATATCATGTATTTTTACACTATAGGGAACTTCTATCAGTATAATTCCGTTATCATTGCATAAACGTCTTTTCATATCATCTCTATATTTTTGATTATAGAAAGAGTCTTTGGTTTTATGGAAAAACGGAATATATTCATAATGTTGACGACCGTTATATTCTACACCTAATTTTAACTTATCATCAAAACAATCTATTTCGAGATTATACATATTACCCGTTATATAATTCTTTAAAAAATCAGGTCTTGTTTTGCCAAAATCACGATTAAATATTTTGCGAAGTACACGTCGACACTCTATTTCACCTTTGCTATCTTTGCTATCTTTGTTTTTACTAGCAGATCGGAAATTATGTTTGCTTCTATTACCTAATAAATCGAATTCGTATATTTTTTTAATCTCTAAAGTCCCGCTTTTATTAGTAATATAAGAATAGATTGATAAACATATGATGACGATTATTGCCGTTATTAAACATATCATAAACCAATTTTTTTTAATATACCCTGCTATAAATGGTATCATTTATAACAACTACGTAAAATTATTTTTATCTATACTTTAAGTATTCCAACGAAACATGTGGATCGTTCAACGTACTTGTTTTAAATCTAAGTTGTCGTCCAATACTGTCTGCTAGTACTTCTCTGTTACGTAGGTCAGACTCGAGAAAGTCCTTTTCGTTTTCAGTTCGAGATAACGACACTGATTCATTACGTAGCGGTTTTAAAGTAGAACCTTTTAAACCGCTACTGAAATCGTATATATGGTTATTTATACCGTCAGGTCTCTTAACAACATTGTTATTTTTATACACGGGTATCGACGTAATCGTATTATCATAAATTTTGTTTTCAAATGAAGATTGTGTTTTGCTATTTTTACCTACTATTATAGGGGTTAGGTTTTGAATGACCGTCGAATACCGCCGTGTAGGTAAATCGGTTGTTGCAACCCCTTTTTTATTAATATGTATAAGTCCGGTGAATGATCTATCCATAATTTTATAATATACAAATATATTATAAATTTAAAATCGAATTATACATACATATTAATAAGTCTAAAACAAAATGTCTCTTAAGTCGCAAAAATTTATTTTAAGTAACATAAATATTAAAGAAATACATAAAAAATACAGTATAGAATTTATAACCGCATTACCTGATTACGATACTAAAGACGACATACAAAATACATCCAATATAACATCATTAGACTACGATAAACAAAGTGTCAAGACATTCGAAGATAGCAAAACATCTATTTCATACATTAATATCACAAAACCGTCGCCGCATGCTAATATTTTAGAATATAATTGTTTTTGGTGTAGACACCCATGCGGTAATAAAAATACAATAGGCTGTCCTATTAAATATGAAAGTAATAAGAAACTTAGCACGTATAAGTCTTGCATTAACAATCAGGTATATAACATGGTAGAAGAAACACATAATGTTTATAATGATGAAGATACAAAGCATATATATACGGTTGATGGCGTATTTTGTAGTTTCAACTGTTGCGTTTCATATATCAACGATAACAAACACCGCGATAATATGTATGATTTATCTTATACATTATTACTCCAAATGTACAAACATATAACAGGTAAATGTATAAAAAGTATATCACCAGCTCCGCATTGGAGATTGATTGATCGGTATGGCGGTCATCTTAATATAATTCAATTCAACAAAGAACTAGATACAGTGGAATATAATTTAAGCGGAATTATACGACACGGTGTATATTTCAACCCAATATCCTTCATTTACGATCGAAAGATTAACATTTAAAACGTAAACGATCTACGAGAGTGTCTTTGTCTAAAATTTATTTTATATTCAATATAATGTTTTAGATCGTTCGTTAAATCGAATAATTGTCGTTCGAATGAAGGTTCTAAATAAGATTTTATGTGTTTAATACAATCAACGGGTAATTCTACTGGGAAAAGAGATAAAAATTCTTTGCGCATGATTATAATTTATTTAAGTGTAAATAAATTATTAATTGACCTGATCGGCTTTTCCACCAGAAGCCTTTCTACCGTTTGATCCACAAGAAGCACCGCGACTTCAAGGCGGCCAGGAGGTCCCATCGCTGCACTTCCATACTATTGGATCTTTCAATTCGCATCTGGTCACATTCCACTTGCAATCATCAGAGTCACGAACACAACTACTTTTTTGCGCACCGTGTTGTCTGAAACATTTATCGCTTAAACGACTTGTAGGAACTGTATAATTAGGATTTTGTGGGTTCGTCGCACAATAATTTACAAATTTTTGATAATCGCTTTCGAATACGCCAGAAGCGCAAGCGCGTCGCGCGGGAAATAAATCCCTTATTGATCTGTTATTAATAGGACGATCTATAAAGTCAACCGTGGAATTGTCCCAGTATGTATCGTACATAAAATTTCGTAATTGTGGGAGATTACCGTATTGGGCAGTTTCTTGCTCGTTAATCCCAGTAAGTTTCGTCGCGAGTTGCTCGGCGACGGGAGCGCTCATATTTATCGCTTTATCGTAAACGAACGTCGGATCTTCCGAGAAGCCATATTTATTAATTCTGTTATCGATATTAGGTGAATCTACCGAATACATTAAATTAAGACAATCTCTTAATTCGGGATCTTCAATATTTATGTCATCGTTGGGGGCTAAAATTACAGCTTTTGGATATTGGGGTATCCATACTTGTTCAAGTCTTACTGCGGTAATATAGAAAATTGTACTGTCAAGACTACTCTGGGTTTATACAGTCTCCTTCTCCGTTACAACATTTTAAGCCTTGCGGCCAGTTTGGATCTCCATCACAATTATTGTAAGGTGGTTCACAGAAGACGTACTCATCAGATTGAGGAGCGTCTGGGTTACATAATTCAGTGTTATCGGGAAATGGACCCTCCCCCTTGATACAAGTGTAACCACATAGGTCAATATGTGGTGGTTCACCGTTTCCGCAACCCCAATTTTTCTCGGAGCATGAAGCGTTATTTATAGCCCATTCTATGTCTTGAGAACAGCCGGTTTCATCATTCCATAAACATTTAGTTTCATTGTATATATTTTCGCATGTATCTTTCTTTGTTAAGTGTTCGCAAGGTACGCCAGCGTTAAGATAATAGCACTTGCTCTCGTCGTCGTCGCTATCTACACATGAACCACCCATATCAGTAACTAACCAATCACAACCGTATGGACCTCCTGCGTCGGCTCTTTGATGTTTTCTTGGTACCCATGAGGTTAGACATGTTTGCTCGGAAGTTATATTACTATTTTGGCATGGGGGTTGCGGTGAAACAATGGAAGGTGCAGGTACAATATTCTTTCTTCCTGTAGTTTTCCCGTTATTAGTACACATGACGTATTGTTTGTAGTTTTCTCTCATTTTATTAATAAGTTTAAAAAAAAAAAAATTTAAGTTAATAAGAAACTAAACTATGATTTGAATGTTTATTTGTCGCTCGCCTATATCTATTAGTTGTTGCACGGTAGACAGCACATGTTCTTTTTTTAAAAATAACATGTTTTTCTGTTGGGAAGGAGGGTTCGAATACACGGTTTCCCATCTATCATCCTTTGATGGTTTAGTTATATCTACCTCCCTTGGTATTACCGCATACCAAATCACCCGGCTTATCATGCCCCATATTATTGTAACTATTCCCGGACCAGGCGGTGGGGTGCCAGCGGAGGAAGTGGCGAGTCGTGTCATCTGATAAAGGGTCTCCTTGGAAGGGATATCCTGTTGTGGATTTAGCTGAATCATCGCTCGTGGTCTTGTCATCATTTGGTCGATCAGTTCTTGGTCCGTCAAACAACCGTTTCCAACCCCGGACTATTCTATTAATTTCACTTTGCGAGGAACCATCCGCTAGCGTGGCTCTTTGAGGGTATACATATTGCGTTTTTGCTAGATCTTTCAAAACATGCTTCATTAGTTCCGAGTGCAACACCTTTGTTACACATTTTATCTAAATAATCGGGGTGAAGAGTGAAATCGTCCTCACGGGGATATGCCGAAAATGAAGTTAGATTAGATCCATTTGATATAGCTTGTAGTATTTCATGAGTATTTCATGAGTATTTCATGATCATTGTACTTGAGTCCATTACTATTTCTTTATAATAAAATAATAATAATTAAAAAAATATTTATTATTTTATTATAAAAGAGAAATGCGTAAACAAAATAACTATATGAAAATGTTGGACGGTCAATCACAGGCTCAAGAATTTAAGAATTTTATAAAAGATGAAAACGATGTGGTTGGATTAGAAGCGGCTCAATTAAAATATTTTCTAAATAAAGACAATGAGCCCAATGGATTACCTAAATACGGTAAATCTTGCACCTCAAACAACGAGTGTCTAATGATTGGACCAGGCAACGTTAAAATGGATTATGGATCATGTACGGAGGGAAGTTGTAACATGACAAATGATATGTCTCAGGGTTTCAGCGGTGCAGGATCTGTACGATCAACAACATCTTTAAACGCTGATTTTTTCAGAGGAGATCCGCTGATACAATCACCTCCGTTATCTATCAATATGTTCAGAACTTCCGATTCATATGAATTAAACTTATTCAGACCATCTAAATTACTGTATTCTACGGTTGATAAATAGATGGATATGTTAGTAAATGTATATGTGTATTTATCATATATATAGTGTTCATAATATTATAATTATTAATAATACTTGATATCTCGCGATCTTCGTTTAAGTGTATATAAGCCTCTATTTCGTTTAACAATTTAGTATCTATATTTGGTAATGTAAAATCGCATCTTATAATATATTCGTCTCTATATTGAATTATATTATCGGACATAAGTGGCGGTATAATTGGAGCTTTCAACAACGGTTTCATAATTGTTAATTTACGTTTAATTTTTTCTACGTCGATGCTTTTGCTTTCAAGCAGTATTTTCCATTCGTTTAGTATGGTATAATTATACCAACTATTAGAACATGTATCTACGATGTTTTCAATATCGTTCATATATGGATACGTATCATATAGTTTATCTGATATTAAGGTATAAAAATGATACACGCCGCAGCAACTTATAACCGGTTTATTTAGAGGTTTTTGTTTATCGGGGCGACTATACCCTAGTCTATCGAGATACTCTCTGTCAGTGCTTAGATGGTAACCCGTGTATCTTTTATGAGGGAGATGTTTATAATTTTGTAAATAAGCGATTATGTCTAAAGGGGTTTTAAGTTCAATTTCGAATTTGTTTCCATATGTTAGGTTATCAAATTTCGATTTATATTTTATCGCCGTTTTTAGTTGTTTTAATGTGACTACTGGGTTCGGTATGTATTTACCATTGGTAAAGAAATTGACAAGATAGGTTATAAATGTAATTTCTTCGTGTTTCATTTGTTTGGATAATAATGTTTTGGCAATCGTAATACATAATACAATCATATCTTTACACGTAGACAACTTCAAATCATCTGCTATATAGGTAAACACCATATTATTACACACACCTCTGCTTTTTCCAAAATCTATTATAATAGGTGTAATATTTGACAAGACTTGTATTGTTTTACCTGATATTTCATAAACGTGATTCCTAGGTTCGTTATGTTCTTGTATTATTATGTTCCAAGGTGTGAGATCATTATGACAAAAACCGTACTTGGTTTGTGCTATATGCAAGGAATAAAAAATCTGTTTCAAAATATTAGTTAGCTCATATATGTTAAAGTTGTCTTTTTTCAGGTACTCATACATGGTAACCCCCGGTATGTATTCTTTAATTATACATATGGTATCATTGGTAATTTCCGCCCCAAATGTAAATAAAAAGTTAGGACTGTATTTGCATAACTTATTTGCTATTTCAATTCCTATAAATGTTTCGTTTATATGTTCATTATATTCTCGTTTATTTTCAGTATATTTGAGCTTACACGGACAACCCTTAATCATACCAATGTTATTAATAAATTCTTCTGGAATACGGTATCCATTATCTACGGCGTAATTGAAATAATACCGAATACCATTTAACATACTAATAGGAGAACGTTTAAAATATGTCAACTCCGCCATAGTGGTATTTGTCATAACAGCGGTATCTATCGGCGCTAGTTCTGAAATTTTAGGGTATAGTCTCGAGAGTTTACTCAACCTGGTTTTCTGTAATACACGTAAGACATCTAAAGGGTTTTGATATTGTATTTTTTGATTGGATACGTGTTTTATTTTGTTACATAGTGTTTGTAGGTAATCGAAAATTGATTCTTTATTAATAACACGTTTATATAGGTTGAACGCGTTAGTTGCGATTACTTTGCATTGGCTATCGTTGTTACGACACCATTCTATTATTTCAAAAACGTCGCTGAGGTCTGGTTTTACGGGTATATAGTGGGTATACGGCACCAGTAAATGAGAATACCAATGTTTCCACGGATGTTCAACCATGAGAATAACAGAATTCATAGATAATTCATAAGATAGCCTGAAAGCATTTACGTGACCTGGAATATGAAGTATATATTTATATTGCGATTGTTCGGACGGTGTCAGTGAATTAACTAACCCAAACCCTAGACTTTTAATATCAATTGTTTGGAGTATTTTACTTCCTTTTAATTTTCTAGGGCGGGTATTCCATTTAGTTATACCCGCGTCCAATATATGTGTCATTCCTACTGATAACTGAGCTGCTTTTAATCGAGGATTAGTATCTGTAGTTATCCCCTCTCCTGTATTTGTACCTCTAAATACAGCAACTTCTTTTTTACCAGCCCAATCAGTGTTGATAGTTTCAATACTTCGATACGATGAATCCGAAAACCAAATATTTTCTTGTTGTTTTATTAAATCCCAATCATTGTAATTAGGTATTGCTATATCTGCGTGTGAATCAGAGGTAGACATGGACATAATAGGCATATATTTATCGTAATTATGCGACACTAAAGGTGTAGTATCTGAATTCCAAATATTACTATATGGTTCGAACCCGCCTCGAGACAGAATAGGGAAATCTCGTTTGTTAATGAAAAATTCTATATCCGGTATAATTCGGTGGTTGCATAATTCTTCAAACATATTTTTTATAATAGGTATATTTGTATCGTTTTCATTTATAGGAAATTCATTTCGTACTAAATAGTTATTAGCATACCATTGTTCAACATGTATATTTACACTCTTGGTTGAGTGATTGTTAACAAATTGTATATTATGACTCCAATCATTTGCGAAATCGTTCTTTGAAAAAGGTAAAAATACATTTAGTTTATTATTTATAATTCTAACAAATATACCTTTTTTAAATTTACATGAAATATATCTGTATGTATCTATCATAGTTGTATCATGTATATTTTCGTATTTTTTGTATAAATCGTAAGTATCTATAAACGATGAATGTATATTTTGGTTCGAACGTTGTACCCGTTTGTCATTTTTTGATTCGTTTCTTACAGCTGCGTATTCTCTAAACTGATCTTCATCCCCAGCTGTGAAAATGGTTTGATTGAAACGCTTATACCTAGGATTTGTTTGGGATCTAGTTGTTTTACTAGCTTTTGCTTCTGTAATAGAACTAAACACTCCAGGATTGATATTATTAGTATTATTATTTAATGTATTTATCATGATTTACAATAAAATTATTATCTTTGTAAATCAATTTAATTTAGTTTACTTAAACGGTTTGATGTGTCAACCAATTTGTCTGGATCGCAGCCTTCAACTGTAAATTTGAGTTCGCCGTTTCGAATGAAATGAAATGTAGGCAACGCTGATATGTCACTAAATTGTTCCCCTAAATCTAGTTCTATATCTTCAGTTGCAAATACGATATTAGGATGATCTGCGGTCAAATTAGAAAAGTGCGGTTGTATCTTTTTACACGGTCCGCACCAAGATGCGGTATATTTTATAATTACGTATTCGTTATTTGAGATTATGTTATTCCTATGATCAAGAGATAAAATCGATACGATTTCGTTTTTATCAACTTTTTCTACTGCCGATATGTTAGTATTAGTGGGTGTAGTGGGTGGTGGTGTTAGTAAAACGCAATTTTTAAGACCTGTCATATTGTTTTTATTAACTGTTTTATATTTTTTTAAATATAAAACAAAATATATTTTAATAATACCCACATCGTTTACTTAGCCTTCCGGACGATTCTCCGCTTAGCTGGCGGTTTCTCAATTTGGATCTCATCTTCGTCTTCAACCAAACTTCCATCGCCGATACTATCATCATCATCTAGGGGACCGTTCGAGTTTCTTTGAAGTACAGGGGGGTGTTCAGTCGTTACGTTTGGATTCGACTGTGGGCGATTGATCAAACGTTTCATACCGGTATTGATAAACTCGATATCGGATTCATATAGCTTGACCTGTAACGAAATCTTAGTTCCAATGAAAATAGACTCTATCTTGACTACAGATCGCGTATAACAGTACTTCCCTAGCATTTCAATAGGGTCGATAGTACTACCGTCGCTATCATAAAATCGAGTTAGGAACTTATCGGATTTCTTCGAGTAAATAAGCTTAGAGTACAGTGTTGGTCCTACGCCGTCTACCACTGCAAAAACAGGCTTGCCGTTGACCATTTTCTTCTCTCTGCGCCAGTATAAGGGGTTAAACTTCTTAAGGTCGTTTCTATCCAAATCCCATTTGTCTAACTCTTCCTTGGTATTTAAGATATGCTCAGTACACTGTTCAACTATCGCATTAAACGTGTCTGTCCATGCTTTTTCCTCTTCAGTTGGACCATCTCGACTCCATAGACAAAGAGGGAATGTCCAACCATTTACATTTCCTGTTTCCTGGCTTTTGTTTTCGGTTACACCGAATGAAAAAATACGCGATGTTGGAATCACCAACTCGCCAGTGCTTCCATCTGGATTTCTACTATAAATGTTGATTCGTTTGAAATTAATCGCTGGCTTACTGTCAGGGATACTACCTTGTACAGGTTCCGCGAAAATCATATTATTAGGGTTGTAATTAAATACGTTAATTAGTTGGGTATCTTGTTTAGACATTGTGTGGGTTAATTTATCATTCATAACCAAAAATTTAAATCGATTTTATTTTATAAATATCATAATAAATTTTTATAAAAATTATGTGGTATACGCTAGCTTATCCATAAACGTGTTTATATTACATATATTGTTGTCTCCATTGAAACATAATATTGTGTATGTTATCCATCTTATTTCCAAAAACGTATAGCGGTAAGTTCTGGTGATCGAACTATAATCGCAAATCATTTACTTTATTATTCTGATTGATTATATGTGTATTCGATATGTCACCTATATAACTCAAAATTACATCTATGTTATAACGAACTTTAATCTACGAATATCCCCGCGCTGTGCGATCTGGGAGAATACAAATCGAATTGCTAATTAAATGAATTCCATACCAACTCAAAGATTCTATCTTTGAAACCAGTAATTGTTTATATATAGAATGGATATCATCACATCGATTTGTATTCTTCGCATTTAAATACGCGCGTGGTTCAGCAAGTATGATTAGCGTTCTAAAAAAAATAGTTTAGGTAAAGTAAATATATAGTTATATTATAAATGGAGAAGATTGTTTGTGTTAGTGGTTATTTTGATCCAATTCATATTGGTCATATCGAGTATTTAAAAAAATCTAAAGAAATTGGAACAAAACTAATGGTAATTGTTAATAATGATCATCAAGCTACAATAAAAAAAGGTGGTCCTTTTATGCCTTGTAAAGAAAGGATGCAAATAATTAAAGAACTACGATGTGTTGATATTGTAGTAGAATCAATTGATACCGACAGAACTGTTTGTAAAACATTGTCTACTGTAGAACCAAAACCGGACTTCTTTTGCAATGGTGGTGATCAAAATAATTATACTATTCCGGAAGTGTCAGTATGTAATTCTCGTAATATTGAACTTCGCGACGGGTTTGGCGAGAAAATACAGTCCAGTTCTTGGCTTATTAGAGATAGTCAGAAGAAAAAATAAAAATATATTTATAATTTAAATTTATTTATTATATGTTTGGTTTACTCTCTTTATATCACTATAAAATATTCCGTCTATTCCGTCATCTCTAATTTGACCGAAAATACCAGATGACGTGTGATGGTATGATCCATACGCTGTCTTGTCGTAATGTAGCAAGAATGCGCCGTTTGAAAATTCATCTGATAAATTCAACGACAGATCTACTGGGCGTTTATATTTATTTAGATTATGGTTTTTTAGTGCTTTATTTGCTCCTTCAGAAGTCATCGAATAAGAATGTAAACACAAAGGCCATCCATTAAAGGTGTATATATTAAAGTTTCCTATTTTACCGCTTATATCTCGAGAAGTAAGATTTTGCAAAGTACGATTCATAAATCTCGCACACCCTCCTAGATTTATTGAATGCGAACCTTTCGGAAAGTAATTTATGATATCACGTATGTTTAAATCGTTTAAGAGCACTACATCATCTTCAAAAATAAATGACCAATTAGATGAATTCTTTTTACTTATAATTTCCCATACGTTCGCATGCGCTTTGCAACAACCCATAACGCCTTTCCCCAAACCGCTTTTGTATTTATTCTTCATATGACGGTGTTCTTCGGGTGTCAACTCTACGCCTTTAACAATCGTAATATTGTTATCAGGTCCGAAAAATTTTGTTATATTTTCAATAGATGATTTTACTTTAATAGAATCTGTAGAGTGTAGAGTAATTAAATAGATATCAAACTTTTTATCATCCACGTTATTTCCGAACTTATCTATTTTACCTATGTACGCTGAGTATATAAAATATGCTAATACAGCGCAAAAAAATCCTACTACAAGTATCTTATAATACATTTTATTTTATCATATAATTTAAAATAAAATTTAATTCCACGCGCGTAGTTCGCGTATTAATTTTCTTTTATCCGGTAATAATTTGGTATCGAAGACTGGAAATTTAAATGTCCCGTAATAGGGTCTGTGAATACCTTCGTGATCTCTATCCCCACTGAATATACTGTATTCAGCAGGTGTATCAGACATACGATTGATATCTATATTATCCAAATGTTCGTAAATTTGTAATATACTAGACAACAACAATGGGCCTGTTGTTCTTAATACTGCTATCTTGCCTCCTTCGGAACCTGGATCGTCATACGCGTTAAGACAAAGTTGTTCGATCGTCATCTTCAAAATAAAATGTTTTGGTACTGTAATAAACCCCCAATTACATATTTCGCCTTTCGGGTTGTTTAGATAACCCGTCCATTGCGGCTTATCCCATCTCCACGCGTGCAATTGTATATCTGGTTTTTTACGCGTATATTCGAATAAGTCTTCTTTAAAATCACTCTTATCATCTAAATACATACCACCTTCATTATATAAAATTACATAACGAGCGAGATCGGAGCGAGCCGCGTAATATTCTTCTGGTATAGCTTTGTATACTTCGTACACAGACGGCGGTGCATTTTTCAATAAATATTCTTCGCCGGTATTATGATAAATATGATGTTTTATTTTTGGATATCTTTGTTCAAATGACCGAAAGTTGTCATTTATTTGTCTATGTACATTGTCACCTACTAACCTATGGCATATGTTTGGTATCAAATAATGTCCGAATTTTTCAATTTGCTTTGCTGATATTTTATTAAATATAGAAAATGACAGTATGATAAGAAAAGCACATACGACAATAACAAGACCATCCATTCTTATTTTTTATTATACCATTTTTATTTATTTTTATTTATTTTTACGCGTATTCGACTTGGTCTTGGTATTCGACTTCGACTTGGTCTTGTCAACCTTGGTCTTGTCAACCTTGGTCTTGTCAACCTTGGTCTTGTCAACCTTGGTCTTGTCAACCTTGGTCTTCGATGTCGGTCTGATAGTCTTGACGGCGGACGATAATGATTTTTTAGTACTTGAGTCTTTGAACCGACTTAACTGTGTCATAACTACCTGTAATTCTGTATCTGTATGGCTATTTTTATTTTGAAATTTAAAGGGTTTTATATGTATACAATTTTTTGTTTGAGCTGAGAATACTTCATTATTATCGTCTATAATAATAGTATTATTATCATTATACCCATCTATTTTATAAGTCTTCCATAGCATACATAATTTTTTAATTGATTTATATTTATTTCGAGAATGATCACAGTGTTTTGCATATAATACATAGTCTAATTTGCGGTGTTTTCGCCGATTTATTACTATATTTCTTATTATAAAGAGGGCATATTCTTTGCTTGCAGCTGTCCAAACGCTTACATTAAAATTGGCAAATAAATAATCTAAAAAATCCTGTAAACCAGGTCTTTCAAATATACGATAATAACCTTTCATATGGCTATGTCTGAAATGCTTCATTTTATTACTTAATTCCCCCTCGCTAAACCGGTCTAATTCATCGTAGCTCTCGCCACTTATTATAGTTTGATCAAGATCCAGTATTACATTCTTTAATTTATTAGTTCTAGACATTCTTTATATTTGCAACAAAATTTTATATCGTAAAATAATCGAATAAAATATTTTACAAATTAGCTAACAATACAACATTTATTATTTTTATGAGATATTGTTTTTTTATTTATAAAATGTTTTTGCATATTGTCTTCCGATACATTCTTAGTTATATTTAATACAATACATGAATTATCTGTAACACCAATGTTATATATTGCCATATTTTTTGGTTGTTTTGACATGATCGGATTTTCGGCGGAATTACATACATAACATGAATCTTTTATATTTCCGGTAGTTGAACATTGCAAACAAATACAATGTTTACAATTATATTTAAAATATCGGGGTATATCTTTCGAAAATACATCTAAACATATATAACAATGATCGCTATACCAATCAACGCAAGATGATTCATACATTTAGTTATATATTTGTATCATTTTATATGTATATAAAATCGATTTAAATCTTGGGTTTATATCCTGAAATTAAACATCAACATGCAAACGACTTCGCCTACCGATAAAATATCTAATAATGATAAGTATACTCTAGATTTAGAGACTACGAACGCACTTAAAAATTTGACACCTGTATTTGGATTTAATGGATTAGGTGAAATGGTGTTTAGGAGAACATACTCTAGAGGAGGAGAATCGTGGGCGGACGTCGTTACTAGAGTTGTCGAAGGTGTATTATCAATTAGGAAAGCGCATTACAAGAAGAATAATCTAAGATGGATTGATTCTGAATGGAATCAATATAGTAGAGATATGGCCATTTCAATGTTTAATATGGAATGGTTGCCTCCTGGACGTGGATTGTGGATGATGGGTACTGATTTTGTATATGAACGGGGGTCAATGGCACTTAATAATTGTTCTGCTACAGATACAAAAAACGATTTAGTCCATTCGGCTGAGTGGACTATGGATTGTTTGATGAACGGTGTAGGTGTTGGGTTTTCCACTAATTGGAGAGGAAGCGCTGTTACCCCCGATAAAACAAATACAGTCAATGTTATCATTGACGATTCCCGCGAAGGATGGGTAAATAGTCTCATTTGTCTAATGACTGCGTATATTGATTCACCTAGGTATGGTAAAAGTAAGTTCCCTGTATTCGATTATACAGCAATTAGACCGAAAGGAGAACCGATTAAAGGATTCGGGGGGACGTCTAGTGGGTATGAACCATTGAAAAAAATGCATTCTCGAATTGAGAGTTATTTGGATGCTTTTTGTCGAGGTACACTTACAGTACCCCCGACAGAGGCAACCGATTGGTCTCCTGCAACCCCTGAAGTTACAAAACCATACTCTCATACTAGGTTAATCGCGGATATATTCAATGCTATAGGGGCCTGTGTAGTTGCTGGAAACGTGCGTCGGTCCGCAGAAATATGTCTCGGGGATGTCAATGATAATGATTTCATAAATCTCAAGAACTACGAACTTAACCCAGAACGTTCGGACATCGGTTGGATGTCTAATAATTCGGTATACTTAACAGACAGTAAAGATTTCAATGATTTTTCTTATATTCCTGATATGGCTAAACGTATAGTGGATAACGGCGAGCCGGGTATGATAAATCATTATAACATGCAAAAATTTGGTCGCTTTGGTAAAGAATCACCTGATAACGCAACTCTATGTAATCCATGCGGGGAAATTTGCCTTGAGAATTTTGAATTGTGTAACTTATCAGAGGTTTTTCCAAGTAGATGCGCAAATCTAAATAGATTTAAGGATGCACTCGATTACGCGACCTTTTACGCAAGTACCGTATCATTGTTACCTACTCATCGACCTGAAACGAACGCTGTAGTGCAGCGCAATAGACGTATAGGAGTTTCGATAAGCGGGATTGCGCAGTGGGTTTCAGGAGTTGCTCCAGATGGATGGGGTTTGATGAATTACACGCGTCTAACTAAGATTTTGAGAGAAGGTTATTGGATTGTTAGAAATAGAAACAATGAGCTTGCCAAACTAGCTGGTGTACCCTCATCCATCAGGGTAACTACTATAAAACCATCCGGTTCGATTTCATTGCTAGCAGGAGCAACACCAGGAGTGCATTACCCGGTTAGTCGTTTTGCTATTCGGCGTGTCCGCGTGGGTGAAGATTCCCCTATACTACAAAGTCTGATCGACGCGGGTATTCCTCATGAAAAAGATACATACTCCGATAATACGGTTGTGTTTGAATTCGCAGTGGATCATGGCGATATCAGACAATGTGATGAAGTAAGTCCGTGGGAACAATTTTCCTTGGTTGCGATGCTTCAAAGGTGTTGGTCCGATAATATGGTATCGGCGACCGTTTATTTTGATAAGGTCAAAGACGCTAATGATGTTGAAAAGCTACTAGCTATGTACATACCTATTTTAAAGTCAGTCAGTATGCTCCCCCATGCCGGTCATGGATACGCCCAAGCACCTTACGAACCTATCACGCGTGAAGAATATACAGCTCGTCGAAGTATTTATGAAGACCCCGATTTCAGTAATATGAGAAATAACGTTCCCGAGGGAAGTAAATACTGCGACGGCGATACTTGCGTTCTTTAGTATAAAACACACTTATAAACATAATTAATATTTATATAATTTTAATATATAAATAATGACTCCTACAGAATATATTTATTTGTTTACGCCTTTACTTATCGGATATAGTATATCAGCTGTATGTACCATGGACAAGAACGCCGGTGCTTCGGTGAAATATAGACCTCCTGGATGGGTATTCGCGATAGTATGGCCTATATTGTATATATTATTGGGACTATCGTGGGTATATGCTCAAAGACAGAATAAATATAATACAGTTGTATACTTGATTATAAGCTTGTTATTAGGGTTGTGGTTGATTCAATATTCATGTAATAAAAACAAAAAATCAGCGTTAATTATATTGATAATAACTGTTGTATTATCCACGTTATGTTTATTTATCGGAGACAAGACATCTAAATTATTGCTAACTCCATTGATAGCATGGCTAATTTTTGCTACATATCTCAATTATAATACACTGCACAATAAATGAAAATGTTACAATTTAACTCAACTCGATATAAAAATGATTTAAATTTTAAATAAAACATATAATGTTAAAATTACGAATAATGGAATCAGAAAATTGTTGCGTCGTTTGTTACAACTCGTTAGATCCCAAATACAAAGTTAACATACCTTGCGATCACGAATATTGTATAAATTGTTTTATAAAACATATGCGAATAGATCATAGATGCGCTATTTGCAGATCTGCATTAGCAGATCCCTTAACTCCTGTAGAACCCTCAACTGACACAGAATATATAACCTCCGGTATATATAGCGATGCATATATACCGGTAGACGAGATACTAAGAGAAGATTATGATAACGACGGTATAAATATACCCCCTTCTAATACCCTATATAATAACGAATTAGCAATTGTCTACCAACAATTTTCAGAGCCACTTGAAGGTCATGATGTATTCAGCGAGGCAAATTATATTTTTTCTGCAATTAAAGATAAATTCGATATAACAGCGAGAATAAAACGAGAATTAATATCTCAAATACATAATATAACAGAATACGATGATACTGAAGCTAAAAAATATATAGATGTTATAAATAATTATTTTTCGATAGATTATAATATTTGGTCGTGTGTATATGATTTTGTCGAATTCTTATATGAACCGAGAAGTAATATAATCAATGTTTAAAAATACTTTATTGTGATAAAATAAAGTATTTAAAATGTTTTTAAATAACATTTCGTTCGGAATTGTAGCGTTAAAAATATTAGTTGTTGTTGTGATAATAGTTACGTTTATCACCGTATATACGGTGATAAACCCTAAAAATTATAGCTCTCTTTCGTCTAATAATTACAACGCGTTTCCCTTTATAAATCCTCCTCAATTACCAGATACAGAAACTATAAGTACATCGTATAATATTCAGAAATGCCCTGGTAATACGGCGTGTCCAGAAAATTTTGATTGTATAAATACAGGTCCTTCAACACAAGATACAGATTTAAACCAAGAACCTATAGAAGGTGGTAGTAATTATGTTCTAAACGGCATTACATTAGATTCGAATACAAATTACTGCATGCCTAACACGAAAACAGATACACCTGTATGTAATAAATTTACAGGTAAATATACGGTTAGCAATAATAATTGGGCGTGTATACCGTTATATCCATCTTTATTTGGTGGGAAATCAAGCGATGAGCAATTAGCGTGTATGAACGAGACAGGAGGGTTAATAGGTCAAACATATCCGAAACCTCTTGTATCAACAACAGCTTTAAAAAATTTCACCCCAGGTACTGTGTGGAACCCTTTGTTTTCGCATTCCGATCACACCAAAGAGGAAATAATAAAAGAAATGCAATCGAATTCAATAGTCAATCCACACGTGGAATCATTAAAAAATATGAAACCGATTGAAAGAGATCAATATGTTAGTAAATTTTTAACAAACAACCAAATTAATATCAAAGCGAATAGCGATGAATTAAATATGTTAAAACACTATTCGAAAGTTCTTAATCAATACGATATTTTACGAATCCACCCAGATGGAAAAGATGAAAATGGCGATCCGTGGTTTGTATGTAAATGCGATATTGAAGATGAAGGAGTACCATCAGGTTCGGGTTTATCTTTTAATCGGTTAGAAGACGATCCTTACCACTGTCATTTAGATAAATGCTGGATAAACAATTTTTTTGCCTACAAATCATTGAATGTAATACCAGGTGATGAAAACGGTGGATGTGAAGGAGGTGTATGCAAGTGTAAATGCCAAGATAAAGACGGTATAAATATTAAATACGGATCTGACAAGGATAGATGCATGCCGAAAAATCAAATATGTAAAGAAATAGTGCTATATCCTGCCTGCAACGCCGGGCCAGTTCAGGGGGGTTGTATGTGCGGGTCGGTTTTGTGCAAAGAGGGTTCGTCGTGTACCGATGGTAAGTGTGTGACGTCTAATGGGATTTCAATATCTAACAACGAAATGGCGGATAAGGATGTACAACAAGGACAACAAGGAAGTTGGAATTATACCAATAGTATGTGCGATTGCCCAACTAATAGTCATAATAGATCTTGTATTAATGAAATAGTAACCATTAAAGAAATGAAAACTAAACCAGACGATTTTACAAAATTACAACCATGTGATCCAGACAGTGATGATACGGAACAATGTTTCGGGACTAAATGTATAAGGGATGTTAACGCGTTAGAAAATGACCCACAGGGGTATTGCGCATGTAATAACGCGTATAATAATATGGGATCCGAATGCGTTTCTCCGTGTTCGCCTAGCCCTTGTAAAAATGGTTCGATTTGTACATCAAAAGTTGACAGTAATGGCAAATATACAGCAGAATGTGATTGTGACTCGGCTGAGATAGTTTATAATCAAAACGGCGATCCCGCCACGTTAGGTACCGATTGCGCGGGTAATCCAATCGATATAAATTTATCAGGTAAACATTGCAATGTAATGACAATTAAATCAGACGCCGTTATCAAAACTTTTACTAAAATTAGTGCGATTGGTATAGATTTTAATAAAAATCCCTCTTGCGATATAGAAAAACAATTAAACAGAAATGGTATAACATGCAGTCCTGGTACAACATTAAAAAGGATAAAAGTAAGCGACCATAGCACGTTAGGCACGGGATATGATACTTATCATTGGAAGTGTCGATAAATTACATAAAATCTTTATCGTCGCTAATCTTTCGTTTAGATGTGTCAATATTTTTTTGGCTAATTTTATTTCGACGGAAAAAAGACGATAATTCATTATATAAAGAACGAGACAATCGAGTGAGAGATTGCCCAATAGTACTTCTAGGGTGAACCATACATGCGGTAGCACCGAAATAGTTATATCTTTCATCTTGTATATACAAGTCTTGTAAATTAAACGGTCCGTATCTACCTCTTAGATATGTATAAACTGGTGATGATAAATAATTAAACGATATATAATCACCGATAAATTCGTTTATCGTACGTGTATTATCACCGCG